TGTGGGAGTACGAGATCGTAATAATCTTTTTCTGCTTTCTGCTTGACTTTGAAGACCATCCAACGGAGGTTGGGGTTGTCAATGATGTTTTGCTCATCGAGCAGTTCATTGTTCATCAAGTCGTGAGCTACAGAAGCTTCTTGGAATGTAATCTTTTTGTAGTCTCTCGGAGCAAGGTTCTGCCAGATGTATGAGAGGTCGTCCTTGTCAAGTTCGTACTTGAACTCGAAGAAGTACATAACAATAGGATCGATCTCATCAAAGTTGATTGAGTCAAACTGTGGAGGTAGAACATAACGCTTCATCTTCTGTACCATCTTGCGAATGGACTCGCCTGCTGTTTCGAGAGAGTCACCATCAACGGAGCCTTCGCGCTCCTTAAGAGCAGCATCAAAGCGGGCTCGTGGAATACTTATGAACTGTTTACGGTTCTGATCGTCGTTTGTTTTTGCGTTGTCGTAATCTTCATTTGCTTCAAGAATGTATGGTATGGCTACAACCGCCTCGTATACCTCTCTCTTGTCCGCAATTTCTCCAAGGCGTACTTTTGCGGAGTCTTTTTTCTGTGACCTGTCGAAGCCAAATAAGTCTGTTAGAGACTGATAATACTCATAAGCGCTAGAGCCAGAGTTGGTGGCATCGCTACCATTATAAACAGAATCCTCATTAATAACATCATAGTGATATTTTAGCCAGTCTGTTGGGATGTCGCCCATTTCCAAGAAGACACCAGTTGACGGATCGCTTGGTATTTCGCCAAACTGGTGCCAGATTCCTCTTGGAACAGATTCTGAGAGTGCTGCTGGGTATGTTATGTTTCCGTTATCGGCAGATACATTTGCGAAGTTGAGCATTGGGGTTTCCCATTTTGGCTGGATGACCCACCTCTTTCCTGCTAATAGGTTTTCATCAAGGATAGTGTTTCCAAACTTGTCTTTACGTTTTTGTGGCACCCTCTCGACACCGAATAGATTGAGAGAAGCTGAAAGTTGCATGGAGTTCTTGTTAATTACAGAGCCTCCGTAGATTGGGATACGCTCGGCATTTGGTATAGTAACTCTGGCAACTTGTATTATTTTTCTTTCATTTCTATATGAATTGACACCAGTATTGGAACCAGTCATCTGACCCGGATCTACTCTCCAATAAACAGTGCTAGTTTCAGTTAGCACATCTTCTAAAGTATAGTCTTTATTCGCTGATGGTCTGAAGATGAAATCAACCCAAGACTCACCGTGGTAATAAGGTGGCGTATAAGCCCAGTTAAAGCCCTCTAGCGAATCCAAGGTTCCACTCGAAAATGCTGTGGTTGATCCGGCGGCTGCCCTACCACTAATAGATGGACCAAAAGCCGTTGGTCGAGAATACATTGTAAAAGTTTCTTGGAATGAAGTATTGTGTGCCGGATCCTGTGGAAGGGGGAATGAGCCACTTGTAATAGACAATACTTGCCCTATAGAACCGCTAAACGCTTGAGCCCCATTTACTGTAAAAGCACCAGCCGTCCCGTCAGAGCCGAATTCGCCATTATAATATCTTTTTCCATTGTGGGATTTTCTTATTTTTAGTCTTGCACCAAAGACCTCATCGCCATTAAACTTTAGATCATCTTGTATTAAATCAGATTCAATTTTGGTGAATCTAGAATCTTTCAAGAAAAACTCACCGGTTTGCCCGAGGAAGTTTTTAACCATCAGTTCATAAATTCCATCAGAAACGGATGCATCCAAGGAAGCAGTAGCATTTATGGAGGCCGATGGATGTGGCTCAAAGTCTAAAAATTGAACTTTATCAAGGTGCTTCGACGGCTCAAGAATAGCCTCAAAAGGAGTGCGTAAATCCCAAACAGGTGAAAGTGGATTATAGCCATCTCTAGCAATCGTCAAAGACGATGTAGCGTTATAATGTGTCCAAAAGAGATGGTTTTCAACTCCAGCGGCGGATCCGAAATTGAAAGATTTAAGTTTAGATGAATCGTTCACTATTGGATAGTCAACAGCAATACCGGACTTGATAGAGTTGTAAAGGACGCCCGGAGCAAATAATGGCTGTATAAGGGGGCGAGCTAGTCCACCATATGTATTGTTTCCATCAGAGAAGTTAAAAGTCGCACTACCAGAGGTCATAGTAATGCCTGCTGCAAAAGAACTAGAAAACTGCGAAACTATGTCCAATGTCCTCTGGGCAGGATAAAAGCCCTTGTAAGGATTGAAGCGAACTGCTGCTTTGCAAGTCAGCATTATTTCTTTGGCTTTTAGTCCAGAATTGTCTTTGATGCTAGCAAATTCTTTTAAGAAGTCGGAATTAGAATAATCTTTATAGAATGAAGTTTGCGAACTACTAATAGTTGTTCCTGGTATCTCAAACGTATCAAAATTGGATTTATTGAAGATTCCACCTTTAGCATATTCTTCGATGTGTTCAGAAATACGAAACTCTGGAACTATCGCGTAGTCTTTGGCGACTAGTTGTAATTCCTTCTTGAAGTCATCATATTTATCAAACCAGGGCTGAGAGACACGCGAAGATGTTATAAAAGAGCTACCAGATTTAGTGATTATTGTTGCTTGTGTACCGGCTTCCCAAAGTGCTTCGCCGCCATAATTTGTTATTACATCTGTAAATGTGTTTGTTAGGCTTGCAGTTGGAGCAAAACCAGTTCTTGAGACAACGGAGTTTGGTGAAGTCAAAAAATGTTTTCTTGAAAATAAGGCGGCAGGCTGATTTGCCCCATAGCCTCCGGCGTCGGTGTACGCCTTCCAATAGGAACTATAATTGTTCTGAAGTTCTCCGCTCTTGCCATTGTTTGTAAGATCTGTTTTTCCCGAAGAGCCGGCAAATGTGGCGGTTGCCCTAGTGAGAAAGTCCTCTTGGGCATCAAGGGGCCAAGAACTTTGAGCCACATTAACATCGAAAGAGTTGTTGAAGGTGTCACCCAGAGTTATTCTGGCTGCTTGATCATCTCTCCAGAACTTGTTATCATAACCAGTTCTTTCACGAGATTTTGTTGTGAATTCGTTTGTTATTGATGGGAACAGGGTTTCTGAATAGTGAATCCAGTTTAACTTGCTCCCTTGTTGCTGAGAAGCTTCCAACAACTCATCGAAAGATGTTAGTGTTGGATCTTCTTTCTCAAAAACCAAGTCGTTAAGTTCGCGCTGGTTAAAGTAGATCTTCTCATTGTTGTGGGTTGTCTTTAGCGACACATTTTCACCGTCAATGTCCATATTGATAGTAAGTGGACGTCCATGCATAGAGACAGGGGGAAGCCTAAATTCTTTTATCGTTGTCCCCTTAATTGCCGTAAGCTTATTATTTTCGTGTTCTATTCTCAAGATAGGATGATCTTGTTGGCGGAAGGCTCTCCAGTTCCAGCCATAGTTGTCGCCACGGCGAATCAGAAGTGCGTTTAGTTCTTTGGATGGCGAAGCTAAATTTTGTAAACCAGGACTAACGGTAGTAGTTCCAAGAACGTTCTGCTCTGAGCCCGTAGGATCTAAAACCAGTAAGTTCAATCTAGTTGTATTTTGGGAAACATTGCCAGCAGATGTTATTGATGAAGAAACATAATCAAAGAAGGCATAATAGTTTCCTGTGATTTCATAATAAGGGGAAAGATTTGAATTTGTTTGCATGAATCCGGCATATCTTGGATCAGTTGGGTCTGTATTTGTAATAGAAGAGGTAATCCAAGAGTATTGGCGATCCGAACGAGGAATCTGGTGCTGTATATTTAAGTTGTCAAATTTCTGTTCATTGGTTATTGTGTCATTCTCTACTGCCACAATCTTGTTGTTTCTATGAACTCTGTGGAATGAAGGGCTTTCTGTAAAAGCGTCGTCGGCGGCGCCAGGAGATGTGGCTATAATCGAATCTCTAAAGAATCTTCCAGAATGACGCGTAGACAGATTTGTAAAACCAAATGCTTGTCCATGAATATCGTATGGTCTTATGCCCTCGGTTTCGGAAGTTATAGAACTAGAAACACCCTGGAAGGGTCTAAGAACAGTTAAGTTTCTGTTATTTAATCCATTGTAAACAGAGAAATCACCAGCACGGAAATCCTTAAACGCCGGGGTCATAGATTCACGAGAACCAGGTGATGAGAAGCGACTAACAATGACCGTCTTGTTTTTATAAGCTGTGGAACCTGTGAGATATCCAACACTATAATCATCTATAAACTTAAAGTGAGAGCGATCTTCCCTATCTAAATCAAGAATGGTTTTAACTATATCGGCGCCCTCAGCAAGTGAAGGCAGCGTAGGCTGTTCATCTATAAAGGCACGGGGGTTGGAATAGCCACCAACAGTGTGAACCACATCATAGTTCTTGTTGTAGTTTCCAAGGACCGTGGAGCCTGTCGTGTGTTGTATATTTCTAATATTAACGGGTCGTTTGGCTATTTGATCACGATAGAAAGTTGCTTTTTGGGCGCCCGTGAGGGGGTATGGTGTCTCACCGACCTCATTTGCTTCTGGGAAAGGATAGTCAGCCCCAACCATACCAATAGAGCCGGTTAGTACGCTACAATCTGTGCCAAGAAGAATCTTCCAAGCTTCAGGGCGGTTTAAGTAATTATCGGTGCCAGTGTTTATCTTGACATGGCGCGATTGATGTCCGCCGACGGCATAGTCAGTAAATGGTCCCTGCATAGGGCGCTCCATATCTGGACCATACACATCATTATGAAGGTTTGTTATTTCCACACTTGCCGTAACAAGCTCCACCACTCTCTTGTTATAGCCCGTCGTTACGGAAGAAGAAATTATGTTAAAGGGGAATGAAAAGGAAGATTTTGTATTCTTATACCCAAGACCATCTTCCCAATCACGACCATGCTGAACAAGCATTGTTCGCTTGATTTTGGCTGCTGGGTTTAGCGCTGGATCCGCTGTGTCTTGTAGATTAACCAAGTCGTCAACTGTGGCCATTAAAACGTTTCTGGGAACAAAGATGCCACCCTCAGTGGTCACTGGTCCGGCTGGGTGCAAAGCAGTATAGGTATAATGAATGTCCTTGTTGTGCTCAAAATTGACGCCGCCCCTGATTTCTTTTATTCTTTTAGCCTCAAAAATCTGACCCCTGGAGAGAGTACGATATTTGAAGTTTGAACGTGAATATTTTTGCTTTGTAGCTGTGAAACTTCTACCAACACCTCCGTTAGTCTTGTTTGTTTCAACTCTTCGGATCTGGTTTCGTATTGTATCAACGGTTGTATCACCAGATGCAATGGTGCCCTCTCTTTCAGCACGCTCCTTCCACCAGTTTGAATTTTCTGTCTCTAAACCACTAACAGGGGCATGATTCCTATCCCAATTGTATCGCAACTCTTCTGCACCAAAAACGACACCTTCAGTAGAAGAAGTGAAAGCCAACATTGGGATTCTATACTGGTATTTGTTGCGCTCTAAGACATGAGATTCAATAGTGTTCAGAATATCTGGAGTATAATCAGCAGAAGCTGGTATTAGCTGACCTATGATCTGCGAGATAGCATCATCAAACCATTTATAATAATCTACAAACTTTTCAACTTCTGTAACATTCTTTACTTTTCTAAAAAAGACTTCACGTAATTTCTCAAGACCCTTGTAGTTCATCCTATATTGATGAACAGGTTCGCCGATTAAGTTATGGAAATCATTAACCCCTGCAAAGAAGTTCAGCATCTCTTCCGAGATTGCATTATACATACTCTTCTCTAGAAGATAGTGATAGTTTGGAATTGTGTCAACTGTGTCAAACAGCTTGTCGTCATCAGTTTTAATCTGAACCAAGTTGTCACTAATCGCCAATTCGGGGCTTATGAATTGATGGGTGTTTATTTCTTTATCTAAAACAACATTAGTTGCACTAGCCGCGAATCCAAAACCAACACCGGGATAAAGATAGCTTGAGATCTCACCTAGTTTGCCAAATTTATATCTATTGTCGACTGAGCCGGAGCTAATATCAGTTACTGTAAAGCCCCCAGAACCATCAGAGCCAGTTACGTTGGCAAATTCATAATTCAAAGCAAGAGTATTTCTATTTAATGTTCTTGCGTTATCTGTATCTAAAGGAGAGATATGCTCTAATCCGTCGGTGATACCATAATTCTCAAAGTCATAAGCATGTTGTTTTAGGCTCTGATCATCAAGATATTGTGTCCAATAACGAGTAGCCGTGATCATTACATCTGATCTGTGCTGTAGTGTGCCTGTTATATTTGTTCTATGTGCTCCTGCAAATATTCTCTTAGGAGAGTTAAGGAGACTCTGGGCACTTGCCTCGGTTGCAGAAGCCGAAACCTTGAAACTATTCCTTATCTCACCAAGCCTTTGGTTATAGCCAGCAAATTCAAGCTGATAGCCGCCGGTAGGAGTATTGGCAACTGAGCCAGTTAAACCAATATTTAATGGCTTAATTCGTACTGAAAGATTCCACTCTTCATCATCATAAACACCCAGGAAATTGCTACTTGAGATTTGCGTCGAAAGTATTGAAGAACTTAAAACAAATTTTACATTTTTAGAATACTGCTCATCTCTTTGGGCGTAAACGTATATGCTTGGGTCAAAAACTAAAGTTTCATTTGTGCTAATGCTTGCAGAGTGTATGCCAAATAGCGATACTCTCGTAAAGTCTCTATCAAACGTATCTATAAGGCGTATAAACTTTGGAAAAACAACATCAACTTCGTGAGTTAGTCCATATCTATGTTCATACTTTGTTTCTCCAGAGCCAGAAATATAGCCAAGCTGGGTGTCACTTGTGGACGCCGAGGAGTAAACAACAGCATCTAAGTGATTTGAGTTGTTAAGGTTGACATAAGATTTTTTAATTACAGTTTGTTTTAGATTGTTCTCAAGCTCATAAACATAATTATTGGCATAAGCATTAAGCCTCACAAGCTTGTCATCGACATTAAATGCTCTAAGGACGTTTCTAACAGCCTTTTCGGTACCCTTTGATTTAAAAAGATATGATAAGTTGTTGTATAAATTTAGATAAATAAGGTTTTTGGTTTCTTCTAGATTGTTTTGGAATCTTTCGTTTTCGTTTCTGTTTATAAATTTTTCAAGAACGGTTGAATCTACAAATATTTCTGGTGTTTCTAAGCCTAAAGAGGCTGGCAAATGCTTTGCGAAAGGAATTGGTTTGTAAGAGGAGCTTGTATAAATCGGAGACTTGAACGAGGAGATAGCCTCAATCTGAAGGTATAATTTGTCAAAATAAGCACCGATTATGTGGCTTAAGTATTTAAAATTCTTATTACCCCTCTCCTCGTGATCTTCTAGAATCCAACTTGGCAAGAATGCACTAAAAGCCGAATTGTTTCTATAATCATGATCTATGCCTTTTGCCGATAAATCAGTTTTTAGTGAAGAGACGTCTGGGTGGCTGGCTCGAATGATAGGATCTAGATACTCTGTTGGGGCGGCACTTGCCGAAACTATCGCAGAACCAGTATTTCTAGAAGAAGCAGAATATCCGTTAAATGTTCCATTAGAAATTCGTCCAGAATAATCGAGAACCACGCTATCTGTTGCTGTGACGCCCGTTATACCCTCATTAAATTTATAATACACACCCAAGGTCGTATTGGAAATATCTGTATTTGAGCCGCCTCTGACTTGTGTAAACCAATGTCTTCCAACATCTTGGGCACTTCTCTCGACCTTCCAGAAACGGAATTCGTCCATGGAGCCTGCGAAGTAAATTCCAGCAGAACCAGTAGCAATATAGCCTAAAGTCTCTTTCTGTGTTAGCGTATTGGAGCCAACGCTACCTAAAGTTGTTGTCTGATCGAGGACGCCATTGACATAGAGTTTAGATGTTATGCCAGCACTGGCACTCTTGAAGGTTAGGGCATAATGTCCCCACGAAGTAATGGAACTTGTAGTAGGCGTCGAACCAAGCTGGCTTTCAGAGAATCTAGATGTTCCTGAATCTGTTAAAGTAACATGAAATGGGGAGCCGGTTGTGCCAGAAAGATAAATAGTGAACTCATCAGCACCTGAAGAGTTGGTTAGGTGAAATAGGGTTTGTTTTGTGTTCTCATCTAGAGTATCAGATTTAATCCAGAACTCAACAGTCACACCCTTTGTAAAATCACATTTTAAGTTTGATTCTCTAGTGCCACTGCCGTAGTCGTTTGGGAGACCAGCAGTTGTATAAAGATCAGTATCATAAACATTTGCAGTCTCTCTCTTTGAAGACTGAGGATCTTTAAAAAGCCCAGAGGTGGTATCTGAAGTGATAGTATGTGGGCCGCCCTTGAACGAAATCGAAGAACTACTAAAGTTTACATATCCATTTGTTCTTGGGTATAGGTTATTGAAAATATATTTTTCAATGTCTAGAGACTTATTATAGAACTCGTTATATTCTGCATCAGAACCATCATAAGGATAATAATCTATTATGCGGTCGAGCGCGGATTCGTAATAAAGCTCTGCGGATCCAAACCTTGCAAATGATAGTGGATCACCGTAATCTATCTGTGGCTCAAATGTCCTATGTTTTTCAGAAACCTGCTCTATATTTCTCGATGATTCGGCATCAGAGAAAGCGTCTTTCTGATTAGTGTTGCTTACATAGTTTGTTGAACGTTCAAATAAATCTTTAATACTCATAATCTTCTACTCGGAATAGGAACTTTTGATCTTGCTCGATCCAAGATTGCCTCTGTGAATCATAGAATGCGAGTTTGATGCCATATTCGTATCCCGGCTCAAGAAGCGACATATCGAGATTGAAGTAGTTTCCTGAAACATCGTAGGAGAGTATAGTTTGTAAGTCTGATCCGGTGCCGTGTGGTATAACATTTAGTCCATCCAAAACTCTATAAACTCTGAACGATGCGCTAGGAATAATAGTGTTTTCTACTACTGATGACGCTACTGTGTAAATAGTTGGGGACCAGTTTTTATTTCGGACGAAGACATTGAAGCGTGCTTCTTCTTCGGAGAAGTATTTTGCCCGAAGGTTCTTGATCTTTGCGATGCGACGGTTGTTGCCGGTTGATGCGCCCAAGGCTCTTAAAACTGTTGGCTTAACAGTTCCAGTGAAATACTGAGTGCCTCCTGAATACCATACATCATATAAAGTTGATATGGGGGTGGCGGCAGCAGTAATACAAACAGAGCAAGAATAAATACCCGTAGAAACATAGCCACCTGTTGCGGGAGTGCTGATACTTTGGACTAAAGTGGAGCCAGATGGAGCAGTATCATCGGCAGAGCCAGAATAAAGATCTACATATATCGCACCTGTTCCAATATCAGGTATGTTTGTAAGTTGACCACGAACAAAGTTGTAGAGATATAGTGTATTAAGATTATCACCAGCAGGCGACAAAGAACTACTATAATAGAAATCTCCTCTATCATCTTGAGTAGATGAGTTCCAGCGTGCCTCTATAACCGGCTTCTTAAAGAAATATTGTGTACCTCTCGCAAAGAAGCGCTTAGTATAATAAGAGCTTGTTGCACCAACGAGATTTGTAGAGCTACTTGCTTCTTGCGAAGAAGTCAATTGAATACCAAATCCATAGTTTGTTTTTGTTCCAGCTATCCATTGTTCCACAAGTGAGGTAACATCTATCTCCAAATCCTCCAACCCTGTTTCAAAATTTTGTTCAAAAACAGGTAAGGCGTGGTAATCACCACCCTCGGTAGTCCATGCAACTGTTGAGGATGCAGAAATCCAGTTTGATTTTCCAATATCTTTATAGTTTTCAAGATCTAGTCCATCACCTTCGGTCCAAGAGCGAGAAACAGCACTGACAACTAAATCAAAATTCCTTGCAACTGTTTTAGAAGTCTCGGCATTATAAAGTCTGAGATAAAAACTTACGGAACCACTGGCGGGTACAACTCCTGCTGTTCTGTCGCTGGAGATGGAAGTAACGTCAAATTGTGTCAATATTCGCGAAACCTCTGCCGAACTTGTTGTCGCGCGACCATAGATAGAGTAAACTTCGCTTACATCTGCTTGTCCTGTGTTTGAGCCAGTCGCACGAGTGCCAAGATTTTCTTGATAACCATTCGCAATGGTGTTATCGGCTGTTGCCTTGTATCTTCTAATAGCCATTATCTTAGCTTACCTTTTATGTCTACTTCTGGAAACTTTAGTTCTAGGATTGCGTTTTTCGGCGTAACAAGAGAGTCGCCGTCGGGAGAAACATTGTCTTGAATCGAGAAAAACACATTAGAATAGTTAGCAGAATTCTTGTTTACTATTTGCACTTTAACTGTATCGTTTACGCCAGAAACGTTATTTAAAATATTATATATTTTTGAATATAAGAGACTCTCACCTATGAACATTGGAGTTGCAAACTCAGTGGCCAAGGCATCTACACAATCATTAAGAACCTTAAATTTATCCACATTTGTCTCTGCTCTAACAACAAAATTTATACCTATATTTATGATAAAGGCGTCAAGGATGTCTACCGTATCATTAATCATTCTATAATGATTTAGCCAAGTTTTAATGTTGTTCTTGATTGTGTTATTAGATTCGGTTAATTTTCCTTGTGGATCTTCTGATACCACATAAACGTTTAGATTTCTTTTTTGTGAATCTGGATCTTTTTGGACTGAGCATCTTCTTACTGAACCAAACTTCGAGGGCATTCTATAAATGAGGTTTTCATAATCCCTTTGAGTAACTGCCCTGTTTTGGGTCGGAAAGGTGTCATAGATTCTCTGCTTTACCTCAATAGGTGTGGGGTTGGTAACATCACCAACTATAGGAGACTCATTTGTTACTTCTAGGGAACCCCTAACATCTGCCATCTTTGAAGACGCTAGGTCACCAGCATTTTCAAACTCTAAAATTCTGCTACTTATCGCATTTATAGAGCCAGCACCAGCATTAGAGTTTGTTGGATTAGTTTGTCGATAAAGGATTGTAAGTGTTGTGTTTTGCGGAACTATTCCATAATATTTATTTGAAACAAGTCTGCTTGGATCAAATGTTGTGTCTGTAACATAAGATTTGCCAAATACATCAATAGCTATTTTTTGTGGCTCAGCGACTATATCGGAAGCTAATTCGTCACCACTTCCAAACTGTAAAGAAACCCCATTGTTATCGAATACGGTGACAAACTTTCTATTAACCAGTAGAGGCTTCATGACTGATGGGACATTATCATTTTTATAGTTTTTGTTTGACAAAGTTTTGAACACAGTGTCTTGTGAAAGATATTCAACCTCAAAGTATTCATTCCCCTCTGAATCAAACACACTAATAATCTCGGAAACATTGGGGCTATCCAAAGGAACTCTTTTAAATCTTTGAAATGCTCCTATTTCTATCGTTTCAGTATTAAAGAATCCTGATACAACGCTACCATAAGATTTAATGGCATAAAATGTTGGAGCGCCCGTGGTACTATCTGTTGTGGCAACAACCACGGGGTTAGATGACTCTGACATATCAACATCCTCAACTAAAACAAAATTAAGTCCGTTGGTGCTTGCAAACCTCGTCCCGCGCTTAACAATAGGAATATAGTTTTCGTCTGGACCAATGCCGGTCTCAGATGCAGGCACCAGAACATAAAGCGCTACAGTCCCATATGTGGAGGGGCGTCCGCTATTTTTGTAACCTAATATTCTTCCATGACGGACAATATTATTAAATTGATAAGAGGTGTCTAAGAAGGTTTCGTTAACGTTATAATCTAAATAAAATGACAACTGGTCTCCAACATAAGCTACAGCATCCAGCATCATCGAGCCAAAAGAAGCTTCACTAAAATCTTGGAATGTATCGGGATAAAAACGCTCTGCTATTTCAGTGAGATCTTGCCGAATTGTCTCATAATCTCTATTGGTATAGTTTATAGCAGGTGTTTTTGTCTTGTCTTTTGGCATCTACGCTACCTCATTATCTAAATAGTAAACTCAAGCAAATCCGATACAGCGATGTCTGGTATAAGATATTCAATCCTAACACCAAGAGTGTTGTCATCGATATTTGAAGTTCCAAACTCAATTGTTTTGATTGAGATCACAGGAATATAGGTAGAAACCTGTTCTCTAATCTTAAAGTCTATTCTTGTATAAACATCACTAGAGAAGTTTTCAAACAAAAATTGTCTTATTCCAACTCCAAACTCAGGATCCATGACCCTTTCGCCTGGGTTTGTTAAGACTAGCATTTTAAAGTTTTGCTTTATTAGATTCTTGAGGGTCTTTATCATCGTATAGCCATCGCCAGAATCAATCGTTATTGGGAGCTTTGGGGCCAAAGAAGTCATATAAACTCCTCCTGTTATCTATAAGTATTACTAGTCATCTTTTCCTTCACACAATTCACCCTTTGCATTGAATGGATTGGAGGCTCTCCTAAACCATCGAGGAACCACACGGTCGCCAGGAGCAAACTTAAACTTTTCTTTTAAGTTGTCAAGCACAACTTGCCATGTTGGTTGCGGCTCATCTTGTTGCCCAAAATCACGAGAATAATAATAGGACTTAAACATTCTTTTCAGCACGGCATCTGATTTTCTCAAAGTTATCCTATCCCAATCATCCCAAGTTTCAACAAATGGAGTGAATGCAGGTCTATCTTCGGGATGGAACCAACCTGGGTTTCCTCCACCCTCAAGGGTGGCGCCTGGTTTGGCGTCATCTGAGCTTTTTGCTCCCTTTTTTGCCACTATTTGACCAATAGAATCCAAATAACACACATCGTTGTAGATTGCAAGTGCGCCAAGAATCTTTCTCGCTGGTATTGCATAGTCCATAAATAGCTTAAAGTTAGGATCATCTACCAGCTTGTTAATCAAGCAAAGCAGTTCTTTGCTATCTGCCTGTAGTGGTTCTAGGAGAGCAAGTGGCAAGTCAAGCACATCTATCTCAGAGGATGCAACTAACTTCTTTTGTCCACCTATTCTTGCATAGAATTTTAGTCCATATCTCAGCCCAAGCTCCCCTGTTAATCCAACTATTGGGCGACCAGCTAGATCTTCTGTTGGTGTTGGGGTGTCAGCGAATACGGGCTCTAGCGTACCAGGATATTTCTCAGATACAAGAACATCACCCTCTTCTCTTAGCTTATCTATCAAAGTTTGGCTATATGCTCTATCGGTCCCGTCAAGTTTAATGTACTTTTCAATAAAGAAAGGTTTGGATAAATCATTATCGTTGCCATTAACATCCCCTACATTCACACTAACCTTGTTAGCGAACGGACGCAAGAACACCTCATTCTCATCATCGTGCTCTTCACCAGCCATAAAGACCAGATCTCCAGCATCATCAGTCATGGTATGATAGTAGCCCACATAAGGGGTGCCATCTTCCATAGCCAAGGTGTTACCATCTGTATATTGGTTTGTGCCTGTCGGTATCTCGCCAACAGTCTCTTTTAATTCTTGGTCTAGAGTTAGTGCGGAGCCATCTGTCAGTTCGGTCAAGATGTGATAGTAGAGGTTATGAACATAGTCATCCTTATCTATGAATTTTTCTTTAACCATGTTCTCGTAGAATACATCAGAAATGTAGTTGACTTCTTCTACCATAAACTCCTTGAGAATAATCTTACAATGTTCTTCCACAGACTTAACTGCTGCTAGGTTCTGATCTTCCCTATATCTATCGAGACCTCTGATAAAGGGAACCTCGTCCACTCTCTTGGCATCTCGTAAGTCTTGGCGGGACGGATAGTTATATTTATTTTGAGCTTCAGCTATTTTTTCAAGTGCCCTCTCGACCTCAGATGGAACATCAATAATGTCGCCAGATTGTATTCTTTGGAAATACACTTGAACCGCTTGTTCTAAGAAAGCATACCAGAACTCGTCATCCTTGAAGGGGTTGAAAAGCTCTGCGAAACCGCTCTGTGAGTCTTTCATGCCTGTTTCCATGTCCTCAAGAATAAATGAGGCGTACATAGAGCTTAAGTTGTTCTTAAAATCAGGCTTAAATTTGGAAAATGTGTTAATTGTTTTGAGAAAGTGTACAGATGCATAGATCCTACAAGCAGCGGAAATAGTACCTTCTATCCCAGACTTTGCTGTTCTATTGAGAATTCTATCAAAAGGTCTCTCGACTACACAATCAGGATCTCCAGCAAGCCTTGGATCGTCTGGATAGTTGTTATAACTATTTGAAATCTTAGCAGCGATGTCTGTAAAATCAACCAAATCTGTTCTTTGTGGTTTGCAGGGACTTAACTCGGGGAAAATAGTATTGACCAAGCCAAGCACGCCTTCATTATCAAGAGGCTTTATATACACCTTGGGCTTCACATAGGACCCGCCGAATGTGGCCGGATCAAGATAGAATACTCTGGCGTTTTCTCCATTTCTAAACTGATCTCGGCTTATTCCAAGCTCAGAGTCACTATTGGACAATGGATCGCCATCGCTATTTTTTGCCTCCCCATATTCTCTAAAATTGCCACCCCGCACTACTCCATAATCTGCGTCCTCTGATTTAAGTAAGTCTGGAGTAGCACCGTATAGATAAGAGGCATTATTATTTAAATCGAAAATCTTGGAACCAAAGTCTTCAATCATTTTTGTAGTAGTTTCTTTCCAGTATTGTTTTGCTGTCGCTCCATCTACAGAAAGCATTTCGGAAAGCAAAATGATTAGTGGCGAGTTGTTGTTATTTTTTTGCTCAAAGGAAGCTTCAAATTGTGGGTATAGAGACACTATCTGCCCAGCTTGCGAGCTAGCCTCTATTAATAGCTCTTCAAGTCCGCCATCTATTCCTATAAACTCATACTCTTTATTTGTGGCAACAGCATTGTCGTTTCCTTCAAATTCTGATTCGTCACCCTCTTCAGGCTCTACGCCCTGAGCTTGTAGGGTTTTTTGTGCTGCTAGTCCAACATTTCGGCTATTCAGCCTTTGTGTTATTTTTACTCTAACGTTTCCATCTTTCAAATTCTTTTGTCCTGCGAACTCTCCAAAATAAAACCTAAGCCTATAGCCAATGCCCATAGAGGCATCACTAGAGTTTCTGGCATCCCCACTCTCTCCGGCGCCACCGTTGTTATCTCTAAAATCTAGAACTATTTCAGCGTCTTCTTTTCTTGGCTTTCGTACCACTTTGTAGCCCACATCTGTAGGCTCAAGTTTGTAGTTGTATCCATAATCAGGAACTTTGGTGATGTCGTCATCACTTTCTATTCTAAAGGTTTTCTTTTTTGTTATCTTATTGTTTGGCTCTGAAACCGTGATGACCTCCAGGGCGGTATTCCAGTATTCTGGCATCCATTCGGCTACATACAGCGGAAAGGCACCTCGTTGCCTTTTGGTTTTAGCATAGTTTATTGCATCGTCTTCGTCATCTTGGTCCGCGTCAACATAGAAATCAACATACCTTTTAGCAAAAAACAGGCTACCTCTGCTTACAGTTCTTACGTGATTTGTAAAAGGTCTTCCCATCGTATCGCTGAGGACTAGGTTCATATAGCCCCAGTTTTTCTGCCCCAAGCCATTTCCAAGCATATCATAAGAATAGGCAATCTTGAGACTATCCAGTCCACCCTCAAGACTAAGGGCGGCATCGCGTTGTAGTTCTTCTGGTTCACGAGGGAAAAGTCCATTATCACAGCCTGGATCTGATAAGAGTGGAGGCATATTGTTCATTATTGTTGCGGGTATTCCGTCTTGTAGTATGTCGTTTAGTGCCTCGAAGTTCTCTGCTGTTGGCTGGTTTTCGCATAGTTGGGCTATCTGTTCGGGAGTTGCTCTGCCTTCTAGGATCTGCGCTCTAACAGAACAGAACTCTTCGAGTTGTTCGGGAGTAGCACAAAGAGAAGGGTTGGCTGGAAGCTCAAGATCATCAAAGGTTTGACGGTTGATGTCCGCAAGTTGCCCCTTTATCTCCTCTGGCAATAAGTTACCAAAATTTTCATAGAAAGAGCCAATAGAGCCCTTGTTTGGGAAAGCCTCTCTCAGGTTTGGGAACTCATATTCGATAATTGTATCAACAATACTTAGGAATTGATCTGAAGGTGTTCCCAAGGAAGCATCGATGATTTCTTGTCTTGTTGATGAAGATGCTATAGCATCATTAAAAGATAGTATCTCTTCTCTATTGGCTAAGTTGGCGCCTGCGCCCCCAAGAAGTTCAAACATGGATGCCACAGAATCATCCACTTGTTCGTCTGAGGCATCTGGTCCACAAATTGCATCCCTAACGATCTGTCTAAATGTAGAGTTTCCTGTTACCAAACTCGGTAGATCGCCTATGATGTTGCCCGCTGTCTCAAGGGCACTACAAATAGCATCTCCAATAACTTCGCACAGCTTGATCATTAGTTTTTCCAATATTCTTATGATCAATCTGATTATAGCTTCTCTAATTGCCTTTACAAGCCTCTTAAGTAAATCTGCAAGGCTAAACTTTGGAATAAACAGTTTAGGTAGTGCAATATCCCCGATGTTTCTACAAATGGGTAACTCAATATCCTTAATGAAGTCCATGATGCTTGGCGTAAACAGAGGGGGTCTTGGGCAGTCTAATGTTGCCAATATTTTGCTGATAATCTCTGCGCCTGGAAATTGGTTTAGTAAGTCAACTAAATCCAGAAGTCTTCCTGAATAATATTCAATCAAAGACAGGACGTATGCTTCAAATATTTCATCTGGGTCTATGTCTTGTGCTCTCTTTTCTACACTTTTGATCGCATCCTCTGCTGGTGTTTGCCGACCAGAAATCTGCTCTTCGTTTGAATAAGAGGTCCCAACTCTTGGCCTAGTTCCAAAGTTGCCGCTTTGCGCCTTATACATACTTTTTGAGACCGTCGTTTCTCCATAGGAACCATTGGCTCTAGAGGCTTTTTCTTGCTCAAGTAGTTCTGGATCTTGGAAAGGTCTTACAAAGTCTATCTCTCCAATGAACTTATCTGAATCTAGTGTAGATGCACCCGTTGGATCTTCAGCGGTGCGGGGGCGGCTGGCTGACTCCTTAATATTAGCTATTTTTCTCTTAACCAAGGCATCCAATTCTGCTTGCTCTTCTGGTGGCAATCCTACAAAAAGAGTATTAAAGTTTTCAAAACCCATAGCACGCAAGGCGCTGGTTAGCGCTATAGCCAAAGCTTCCTCAAGCTCTAGACCTGCCCACAAACATTGTATTCCATCAAGCAAAAAGTCTAAAAGACCACAAAGCTTCAATGGATTGAGACTACGATCCCATAGTCCTCTGGCGTCTAGGCTGCCGCCAAGACCGGCACCATTTAAAAGAACATCGGCGCACAAACGAACAAACACATTTGGATTCCTTTCAAGCTCTTCGAGAGCCTGCTGTTTTGCCATGGCGCCCATAAGTCTGCCACTACCTTCTCCAAAAAAGCCCTTTTTCTCTGCTTTGTTCTTTTTATTTCCAAATAAAGTTATCTCTTCTACGGGTCTATAAAGCTGCCCCAACTCTTGTCTTAGTTTTGCCTCATCTTGGCTATTTCTACAAATGTTTTTGTGGAATTGGTAAGCAATAATATCACCAATGCTCAGCACATCATTAATCAGATCTTGACCAATAGCACCCAACTTATCACGAGCAGCATCAGCAACACATGTGGCCAAAGATGGATCAGTGACAATTTCTTGTGAATTGAAGAATTCGACTTTTGGATATGTATAATCCTTAACAAACTCTACAAAGTTTTTGGGAGTACGAGCGTTAAGATCTCTTTCCATCTCTGCTAGCTGGGCAAAGTAACCCATCGCAGTTTTATCTTTAAATGGCTCTGTTCTATTGAGTGCTGATAGTTTTCTACCTTTAAATATTTTTGGTTTCTCTCGACATCCCATAGAAAAAACTTTCAATTTTTTAAGTTTGAATTTTCTATCAAAACCGAGAGTAAGCTTGATAACCCTATCTTTTAAAAATCCAATACCAATGCCAGCAATATTAAAGCCTCGATTGTTTAAAAATCTATCAAGCTCTCTAATAGCACTATCAAGCTCGCTTCTTCTTCCAAAGCCACTATCTCCATAATTTTTTAGATCCAAGGGGCTTCTAGTCTTAACAAACATCAACTGAGAGCCGTTCATGACGCTATCGTACTTGACATACCTAGAATATAAATTCAGACCCTTTCTCACTCTTGTCAAAAGAATCAATAACTCAGAAGCAAGATAGGTCACCTCTATTGGTTCCCTATCATCATCCTCTTCCTCCTCTTCATCGGGATCTAGAGACTCAAGAACGTCGAAAGGCACCGAATAAAGCAGGCTTAATCTTGAATTGGCTCTCGTTTCAAGCTCAAAATCTTTTGTCTCATCATAAAAAATGCCTTCACGAAGAATATCCATATTCTTAGATGAGTTTTCTTTTTCATATTCGTCTAAGAATAATTCAATCGCATCTTCCTTAAAAGCCTCAAAGCGTTCTTTAAGTTCGCTTCCGCCTGTGTTTGAATAGTGTGTCTGGATGCCCACCTGATAGAGACATAGTTTTTCATTTAAGAATGGGGTGTTTAGACTCTTTCTCCAGTCAGTTACGATAGCCTTTGGATTTGGTACGCAATCAAGGCAGACTTTCTCTATTGGACCTGGGAGTGGAACCTCACAATCGTCCAACAAAAAGTCGCCATTTTTATCTTGATATGGTAAAAAGGGTGATGGATTAGCCATTAAAAACTCTCAAATGATAATTAGGTTGCTTTAACATTTCTGCTTTCGATGTATCTGTAGCCAAATGGCTGTAGATAGTTTATATCATGAAGCGCAGATTCCACAGAAGTCTCCCACAATTTCATTGTCAACTCTATGTCTCTTGCAATAAAAGCAGTATAAGCGGCTGACATAACCACAACAGCTAATTGGGGCGGGAGGGCGGCTGCCACAGTCATAGCTATGTTAAAATTTCTTTGCGCCACCTTTGTTCTTCTCATGACTCCAATAAGATCCTGCTGCATACTCATAATTTCTTGAATAGCTTTTGTAAGGTTATGTCCTAAAGCGACACCCTGAAGTGGATCATATCTCTCGTCCTCACCAGAGAAAAAAGAACCAAGAATTCTTCTAGGCTCTGTGTTGTTTCCTGCTATCAGTTCGATAAGAGGTGCTGGCAGCATCTTTCCGCCGATAGAGTTTTTTTCATTTGTGCCCAATTGGCGACCAGTAACAATTTTTACTCCTTCTCGACCTATTATTCTAACGCCATCTGCTTTTATTCCAACACCAGAGCGGCCTTCCATAAATCCTGATTTACCAGGATCTACACCAAAGTTTTTATCAATATCTGTAAGTTGAGAAATATAGATGCGGGCAGCATCAGCTTGAAAGCTGTTATCAACACTTTCGCCATCTTTTGGTTTACTGGAACTCATTCTTCCAACAACCAAGTCTATTTTGGCAGCGCCGGTTGCTCCTTTGCCACCATAGCCACTAGCTGTTCCTGTTGGTTTATCCGCACCAAAAGTTATGTAAGCATCGCCTCTTTTTATTACTTTTTCGTTAGGACTCTCATTATACTTTAAGTTAATATCTACGCCGTCTGTATTGTATAGACCGGTTCTCGGGGGATTTGTTTGGTTTATGGTTTGTGAGTTTTTTAATAAAGACTCAAAGTGTTCTGAAACTTCTTTAGCGATGTCTTTTTTCAAAGCAGAGAGTTTCGCATCATCCTTCATCTTTTTCTTATCTGATCTAGGCATTATGAAAGCTCCTGTTCATCGGGGGTTGTGTCTTCTTCACTAAGGAATTCTGGAGTTGAATAATTTGTTGGGATATCTATATGAATATGTTCGCCTTTACATTTTCCTTCTCCAGGGGAATATTTTCTCACGGGGTTGACAGCATCTCTTCCTTTTTGACTCCAACAATCGTTAGATCTTGCGAGAGGCTCTACAAGAGGCTTTCCGCCTAAAGATTTTATTATTTGTATTACCTTTTTCATTTGTGACTTTGAATTACCAACATCATAGTGTGTGGTCCTAATATCTATGGCGGCGCCCTTCAGATGCTTGCTGCTATTTGCAGCCAATTTTCTTAAAGTTGAATCATCTCCTGCCTCCACAGCGTCAGCTATCTTAGCTCCGTAAAGCGCTCTTTGTTCAGCAGGACTTTTGCCTTTAATCAACTCTATTTGCTTATCGAGACTACGTGTTCTTGAAGTAACATAAAAAGGAAGCCCAGCATCTCTAATTTCTTTCTCCAAATCTGTTTCAAAATTTTGTATTAGAGCAGAATTAACACTACCTGCCAAACTATTAAAATCTAGTCCATCAAATATTTCAGCCAAAGAGGCGCAATTATCTCCAGATAATCTTTTTACAGGCTCTGTGGTACTTCTTGCAATGCCAAGATATTGCTTTGCATCTTTCGTATTATATGTTTTGCCAGTTCTTTCTAGTTTTATTCTAACCACATCACCAATCGCAGGATTATCTTGAGGTCCGTAGAGGACGACTTTTGTATGATCTTGAATAACAGAGAACGCTCTTTCTTTTGCCCCTTCATCTACAAAAACACTCAATTCGCAAGGATCTTCTAAAAATCTATGAGGAGATAAGGGACCAAGAATACGAGCCCTAAAAGAATATTTTACATTTAAATCATCATCTGTTACATCAATTGGTCCTGCGTTAGCTATGTTATCAACTATTTTTGTGGGAACAGTAAGCACCCTAGCTTCAAAAACATCATCCTCCATCGCATTAAAATCTATTGAGTTCCTTAAAGATTGCTCAAATAGATCTATGGCTCCATCAACATAGTTAAAATCTAGAAAAGAAAAAAAACCTTTAGACGAAGGCATTACGTTTCACCCTGTATCATATCAAAGAGACTAGCCTTGTCTTCTTCCGAAAGCCCCACTTCTTTTGAGCGCTCTTTCTGCTTTAAACTTAAGACTTTCACTAGTTGTTCGTTTGATCTCTGCATCGTTTCAATGTGTTTGGCTGCTACTGGGGAGAGGGCTCGGTTATTATCTGCGTTTTGAGCGATTTGATTTGCCAGTTCGTTTAGGAACTCTCGGGCAAGTTTGCG